TGATGGCAACCGAACGCCAAGGGATGACCACGCAGGAGTTTGCTGCCGGTTTCTTCGATCTCGACGGGGCAACTGAGTACAAGAACATGCTGGTGTACGGCGGACCGGGCAGCGGCAAGACTGTGCTGGCCGGTACCGTACCCGGCCGGATTCTGTTCCTCGCTGGGGAACCGGGCTACATCAGCGCTGCGCGGCTGGGTGCGCACGGGAAGGCTCGCCTCATTCCGGACACCGCAACCGCAGTCGCTGCAGCGGCATGGCTGGAGGACGGCGGCGCGACCAAGTTTGACTGGGTCATCGCTGATGGTCTGGGGACGATGCAAAAGAAGTTCCTGCTCAACTACGCGGCAGAGGCGTACGACGCCAACCCTGCCAAGCGGGCGCATCGTAACCTGCCGGACAAGCCGGACTACTTCAACGCCCAGAACATGATCATGAGCTGGGTGGCACGGCTGATCGACCTCCCCGTCAACACGCTCTTCACCGCGCACGCCATGTTCCCGGAGGACAAGGCGACCGGCGAGCAGCTGGTGTACCCGGCGATCCAGGGCAAGGGCTACGAGATCTCCAGCTACGTCTGCGGTCTGATGCACGCGGTCGGATTCATGCGGCCGCGCATCAAGCAGACCGAGGACGGGCCCAAGGAGGTCCGGCGGATTCTCTGGCAGAACACCATCGATCCCAACAACGATACCAACTACTTCGCCAAGGACCAGTTCAACGCACTGGGGCGCTTCACGGATGACCTGACCATGGCGGAGATCTGCGCCATCATCGACTCCGGGAAGCAGAACGAAGCTCCTGCGGCCGCTACGGCGGCTGTGGAGGCGGCGCAGGCCAACACTGCCCGCAAGGCCGCTCCGGCGGCCAGACGGCGCGCTCCGGCGCGTGCCGGTCGGTAACCCACCTATAACAAAGGAATCCAAATGCCCAAAGCCAAATGGGGTGCCGGTGACAACATGCTCACCGCCGACGACATCAACAACGCTGAGGTTCCCGAGACCCGTACCCGGTACTCTGGGCCGCTTCCGCCGTCCGGCACGTACCGCTTCACCATCCAGTCCCTCAAGCAGGGTGTCTCGGACGCCGGCAACGACAAGGTGACCGCGTTCGTCACGCTGGACGGCACCTGGAAGTCGAACCACAAGCAGTTCGATGGCGCGCCGGTGTGGCAGCACCTCGCCCTGACCCAGGCCAACGCGCCGCAGGTTCGCAACTTCCTCGACTCGATCGGGGCCACTCCGGCGGACCTGCTGAATGGCTCGATCGTGGACGAGAACGGCTACATCACCAAGCTCGGCAAGGTCGGTGACCCGGTCGGTATCCAGGTCTACGGGACGGTGCAGCACTCCAAGGTCACCGCGCAGTACCCGGACAAGCGGCTGGAAATCGCGTACGCGGGCTGGCTGATGGTGGACGACGAGGGCGACTCGGCGGACGCTGCCGGACCGGCGGGGACGGACGGCGAAGAGCCGCCCTTCTAGGACAACCCGCAACGTCTGACACCGTCACAGACGACTCCAACCGGAGGCGGGCAAGGAGGAGGCCGGACCGGAAGCGGTCCGGCCTTCTCTCGTTAGCGGCAGTGTAGACTCGTGGAATACACTGAGGTGCAAGGCAATCGAAGGGACCAGCATGGCAGACGTTGTGGTCGCACCCGTCGATGAGATGACGGATGAGAACCTCATGCGGCACTTGGAGAACAGGCACGCGGACGACTTGCGCCTGGAGTTCAAGGCTGCGCCGGGCGAGGACGCGCGCACACTCGCAGCGCCGGACCTCTGGCGGACGTACCACCAGACGATGCATCGCTTGTACCCGCGCAAATACGAGCACACGCACCGCGATACCGTGAGGGGTAGCTGATGGAGATTCGCTGGGAGGACCGCACCGAGCAGATCTGGGTGCTGGTCCGAGTAGGCGACAGCGACAAGGTTGCTGATGCATTCATTTCGGAGAAGGCAGCAGTGAACGCAGAACGGCTGGGCGACTACTCATGGGGCGTTGAGGCAGTTCCAGTTCCGCTGCACCGGCCGTCGCTCGCGCCGATCTACGGCGGTCCGACGCTGCTGGAGGCGCTGTGGAATGAGATGGACCGGCTCATGGAAGGCCTGATGACCCAGGCGGACGCCGAGGACGGTGGCGACCGGTACCGGGCGCAGGAGCTAGCTTGGGTGATCGCCATATGTACCAACCCATATGACCCATCCGTCGATCGCATCCGCGCCGAGGCGATGGAGCGCTGGAACAAGTCGCAGGAGGTGGAGCGTTGAGGCTCCGGATGTTCAACAACAAGGTGGCCGTGCTCGGCTGTGGACCGGCAGGTCTCTTCGCCACGCATGCGTTGATACGCAAGGGATATGACGTCAAGGTGTACTCCAAGCTCCGGAAGTCGCACATGTACGGAGCGCAGTATCTCCACGAGCCGATCCCGTACCTCACGCCGGCAGACGAGGAGCCGATGCTGGTGCATTACAAGCTGGAAGGCGAGGCCAGCGAGTATCGGGACAAGGTCTATGGCGCCATCCCCGTCAAGGTGTCGCCGGAGTCGCTGACGACGGAGCACCCGGCTTGGGATATCCGCGCCGCATACGATGCAGCGTGGAACATGTACTCACCGATCATCGAGGACACCGTCATCGGCCCGGAGTGGATGTCGTCCGGAGCGCTGGACGGCTATGGCTCCGTCGTGTCCTCGGTGCCGCTGCCGACGCTGTGCGAGGCCAGGGACGCGCACGAGTTCCACGCAGTCGGCATCTGGGCGATCGGCGATGCCCCGCGGCGGGGGCAGTACGCGCCCTTCCGGCCGGAGCCGAACACGGTGCTGTGCGACGGGACGCGTGACCGTGGCTGGTACCGCGCCAGCAACATCCACGGGCATGTGACGGTCGAATGGCCGTACGCCAAGAAGCCTCCGCTGCCTGGCGTGGCGGAGGTCCTGAAGCCGATCTACTCCACCTGCGACTGCTACATGCGGAGGCCGTGGAGGTTCGTTAAGGTTGGCCGGTATGGCGTCTGGAGCAAGGGCGTGCTCTCGCACCAGGCCTACACGACGGCGAGCGCGCTGTGACTCACTTGGAACCTACTGAATTTCCGCCAATGCTTATCGTCAACTCCTCTGTTCGCAGGGGGACGTTGAATAGGATGAGTTCGGATGGGATGGACCGGAACGACATGCTTATCATCCGCATCGATTTCATCACTCCGGACATGAACGTTGATGAGGGTGAAATGGGTCGGATGGAACTCCTTTTGGATCCATCTTCCGGGAGAGAATTCGCTCAAGGCATAAGAAGCGGAATCTTGATGAAGCTCAGGGAGATGGGTCTGTGAGGAGCAACGGACACGACAAGCCGGTCGTGGCGCTCGATCTCGACGGCACGCTGGGCGACTACCACCGCAACTTCATTGAGTTCGCTCGCCGGTACTTCAACAACACCGAGAGCAACTGGATGGCTCCCAACCCCGGACTGCCGTTGTGGGAATTCATGGGGATCTCGCACCGCGACTACCGGGACGCAAAGCTGGCCTACCGGCAGGGCGGCTGGAAGCGCTGGATGCCTTGCTATCCCATGGCAGCCGACATGACGGACTTCATCCGGCAGCAGGGCGCGGAGGTCTGGCTGTGCACCACGCGCCCGTACCTCCGGCTGGACAACGTCGATCCGGATACCCGGGAATGGTTGCGGCGCAACAAGATTCAGTACGACGCGCTGCTCTTCGATCCGGCGCATGAGGAGGACGGCACCAAGTACCACGAGCTGTACTCACAGGCCGGTGACAGGGTTGCCTCGATCGTGGATGACCTGCCGGAGATGATTCAGGCCGCACAGCACGCGTTCCGTAACTCGCGTGCGCGTCAGTGGCTATTGCCGATCCTCCGCGAGCAGCCCTACAACGGGACGTTCAAGTGGGACCGGCGGGCAAAGGACCTCCGCGAGGTCCTGGAGATGGTGTTGGCGGACATCAGAGTCTGGAGGGGTTGGAATGCTGGAGCGTAACCTCTGGGTGCTCGGCGGCACCACCGGCATCGGCGCAGCGACGTACGACGGGCTGGTGGCGCGCTACGGCGACCGCTGGAAGCACCACGCAGCGTTCGGGTACGAGGACTTCAACGTCATCTACAAGTCACCGCTCCGGGTACAGATTGCCAAGTGGAAGCCGACGGATGTGGTGTATTCCGTTGGTATCAACAGGCTCGACTGGATCAGGGACATCAAGGGCTCCGACTTCACGGAGGTCATGATGGCCAACGTGTACGGCTTCCTCAATGTCCTCCAGGTGCTCGATGAGACGGACTGCGGCCCGGTCAACATCGTGGCCGTGACGTCCGATGCAGCCTGGCGACCGATGCGGACGAGCGCGGTCTACTGCGCCTCCAAGGCCGCGCTGGAGATGGCGGTCCGGGTGGCGTCGCGTGAGTACGCGCCGAAAGGCTGGCGTATCAACGCTGTCGCGCCGGGCAAGGTGGCGGACACGCCGATGACCGGCTACGTGGACGACCGGGTGCTGACGCTTCGAGGTTGGTCGGCGGAGTTCGCTGAGAAGTACGAGTTGGCGTCAACTCCACTGGGGCGTAAGATAACCAAGGCAGAAGTCGCTGGCGTGATCGAGCAGGTGCTGTTCGGTCCGGCGGCGCAGACCGGCGAGATTGTGGCGGTGAATGGTGGGCGCTAGCGAGCGTATCCGCAATGTGTTGGTGCCGGAGTTCGTCGAGCACCAGACACAGAAGGCGTTGGACTACAACGATTCTCTGGTGCCGGGCGTGGAGAATGCAGACGTGCTCGGCCCGCAGGGGCAGTATGCGGAGTTGTGGCGCAAGATGGCCAAGCTCAAGAAGGCACTGTGGGACGGCAAGCCGCTCGTGGGGGAGCAGCCGCGCGAGATCCTGCTGGACTTCATCGGCCACTGCTTCCTGGCAATCGACATGTTGGACCGGCAGCAGATGGCGGAAGATCCGCCATTGCCAGCCTTCCCGCAAGACCGCAAG